CAGGGCACCAAATTTCCCATTCGTTATGAATTCAAGTTCTGTGTCCGTTCCGGTTGTTAACTTCCGGAGCTCGGCGGGATTACCTCTATGGCCTGAGGTACTCCTCCTAGGGTTGCTCTCTTGGGTGAGCAACACAGCGCGGCTGCTGGAGTGGGGGCTCCGTTTTCCCCCCGTGGACGTTCGTTCCTTTTTGGAACTCGCCCTCGTGGCCGGACTTTATGTCCGGGCACAAGCAGCCTGGCTCACCGATCTCGCGTTGGGCTCGCGTCTGGTGTTTTGGGGGCTCTTGGTCCCCACCTCCGTAAGGTGGTGGGTGTTCCTGAGCCTCCTAGCCGGCCGAGGGGCGCGGGTTTTCGTGGTGTGGCTGTGGTTGTGGCTGGGCCGACACACGACTCTTGGGTGGCTCCTTGAGTTACTGTTGGCTTGGTGCCTGAGAGGCAGCAAGGCCCCTCCGCCCGTCCTGGGGGTGGAGGTAGATGATCCCGGCGCTGACACCTACGTCGGGACATCGGCATGGTATACCAAGGCCGTGTCGATACAGGAAAATGTGCCACGTGCCAGCGTGGCAGCTGGGGGCTTAACACCCTCCAGGGTCCGGAAGAGAGCCGTTTGGGTGCGGCGTCTCGAAGACTACCTTGGCTCGCGTGGTGGCGCGATCGGGCGTCTTGTTAGAGGGCGGTGGGAGCCAGACCTCCCCTCTACAAGGCGTTCCTTCGTTGCCAACGCTTTGCTTGGGTTGTCCGAAGACGGACTGAAGCTCCTCGGTGGGGGGGCATTACTTGGTGAAGGCGCCCGTCCGCTAGTGTACGTAGTGGCGGAGACCCCTGATGGTCGTGAAGTTCTGTTTCCAGAGCTTCTCGGACGCCTTGCCCGCTTCTCGGCTTTCAGGTGCCGAGATTCCACTTTATGGGCTGGACTCAGGTCCCGTGCCGCTGAGTGGTGTAAGGACAAGGGTTTGCATGAAACAGTTGCAGCTCTTGTCCTTCCCACCCATGTGGCTAGGGCCTTCTTGGTTTCAGCCACAGAGAGGTTGGCCACTTCTCTGGTGGAAAGTCGCGGTTACGACCCCGCCCTTCTCTCATCTCCCCAATAGGGGAGCCCCGTCATCAGCCGGGGCATCTGCTACTCCAAGGAAATACCAGTGGCGGGTGTCGGGTCCGTGGACCTACGGCGTGTTGACTGGGGTTGTTGCGATGAGAGTCGTAGGGAGATGTGGGTGGCGTGGAGGTCGGAGCATGAGGGCGCTTATGTAGCGATTGTCCACGCCAGCTGCCCCCACAACGAGGTCTGGGCCTTACGGCTCAGATCTCTGGGACCTATCCCCGAGCCAGTGTTTCGCCCGGTTCGAGGCGGCCCGCGCTTGGTGCTTCGGCGCCTTGCGCGTGTCGCACGGGCGTACAGTGGCCATAGTTGGTCCCGCCTGCAGACTGCGCTGAGCTATGATGGGGCGATGCGGCGCAGGTACCTCGAGGCTGCGAGGTCCTTAGATGTGGAGGGTCCCATTGAGTGGAGGGACGTTTATCTGAGGGCCTTTCTGAAAGCCGAGAAGCCCAGAAGCGGCTCCAAGTTGTCGAAGCCACGGTTGATCTATCCAAGGTCACCGAGGTATAATTTGGAGCTGGCGAGGCGGCTGAAGCCTTTTGAACATTGGCTGTGGGGTTATCTC